TTATTGGCTCTCCAGTCTCTAGAATGTAACCATCTATAAATGGAGTAGTGTCGTAAATCGCAATCATGTTGTCTGGATTATCTGTCAAACCTCCAGCCGTACAAAACCAATCTTTTTTAGAATCTGAAGAAACTAAATTTTCAGACACTAAAAAATTTAATAGTATTTCAGATGGAGCTTTTGGAACCTTGAATGTTTTCATTTTTGTGTTTGGTAAGCTACATCTTCTCCGGTTGCAGTGGACACTTTCGTTGCGTGATTCTTGTTAGTTTCTAACGTGTATGCAACAATAGAAGCACATGTTCCAGCTGTTTCCCTGCAGGCACGTTCTAAAAACTTTGCACATGTAGGAGCCTCATGCTTAGCTTCAAGATTTTCATGCACATACAACGCATAAAAAGTTTCACGAGTTCCGCCAAATACTACGCGTGCTACTGATCCCTTGGCTTGTCCTTCAACCTCCACCCGACCGCTCGCCTTGAGAGCCCCAGTATCCACCGGAACATATTTCAAGGCTTTCTTCAGGATCACTTCGGCACACTTTTTCAAACCTTCGTTGATCGTGTATTTCATGTCGCGATCAAGCTTCTTACCGACTGCTTTGATGGCAGCATCGATTCCAGTGATGTATTCAGGTTCTGCCATTATGTAAAACTCACAAACAAAGTTATGATGCCTCTAGCATCCATCATGTTGTAGTTCTTGCGAATTTCGTTTGCATCATTAAGGTAAGGATCCTTTACGTTTGTCTGATCCAACCTTGCAAGTAAACTACCTGGAATGAACTTTCGTCTTAAAACCTTTCCTTCTGATGGAGTCCAGATTGCATCTTTTTCATGCATCAAAAACTCAGTATAAATACGAGCTTTTGTTTCTAATGCCCGTCCATCCTTGTCAAAGATCTGTTGAGCATGATCTTCAATCCTACAACGAATTTCTATAGGAGATGCGTAAATCGGTTCTCCATTAGAGTCCGTATCTACGCACTTCCAATAAACTGCCATGTGTACCAGGTATACTCTAATTTCTCGTGACATTAGTATGGCGGATACACATAGTAGGGGAAATCATTGTCAGCGTTTCCACCAACAAACAAAACCTGCGGTTTTCGGATCTTCTTTTGCTCAATCAGCACGTTCAGCTTTGCAAGTTCTCCATCCCCTGCAAGAAGCATTGCTTGCTGACCATATCGAGTCAAATTGAATCCAAAACCAACACGAGATTCATAACTAGACTGTGCAGATGAAACAGTTGACTGAGTTTTTCTTGGTGAGTTGATGCAACAAAAATGAGCACCAAGCCAAGTTTCAATCAATGTTAATTCGGCAAGTGTGTAGTTAGGATTGATTGCAACATATTTTGTTACAATCATGTTTGCAGTAGCAAGAAAAGTATCATAGTTGTCGATGTCAAAGTCATCTTCCCATATGATACTTTTCACAAGATCTTCAGATGTTCTGATTCCCATGATTACTCAGTGGGTTGCATTCTCTTCAGACTCTTTCGAGCTGAATTCTCATTGACGCCTTGCTTGATGACTTCTCCTTCGGGCCCGATCACTGTATAAAGATCGTTCTTGATATAGACTTTGCACTTGGTTCCCTTGGACTCGTCAAAGCTTTTGGTCACTTCAGTGCCGTAGTCTTCATCGCCACCAGCAGGAGTTTCGACTTCCTCTTCAACTTCTTCGGTTTCAGGTTCCGAATCAGGTTGCTCAGGAGCCTTATATTCGATCTCATTGATGATCTCGAATTTGTTTACAAAACGCTCAAGGAGTTCCTTTGCTTCAGCAACACCAACGAAAATGACATTACATTTTTCGTCATGTGCCTTGTAAACAACATCCTCTTCCTTGCCGTTTCGCTTTTCTTTGTGAATGTAAGTTCCGGTTTTCAGACGAACCGGAACTGATTTTTTAGCTGCCATGACTGCAAATCACCTTTTTCAAAAAAGAGTTAGATGGTAATCCAAAAAAATATTACGAACCGTGGACAATACCGCAGTTGCCGTACTTGTCCGATCGCAGCCAAGGAACCAGGATAGCGAAGACCTTGAAGAAGACTTCAAAGCCGCCAGACCCTTCCCACTGGATGACAGTAGGCATCGAGCCCTTGATCATCTGAATGTTGGAAGAATCCATTTGAACCAGAACCATCTGATAACCGGTCAGGTAATCCAAGGTGACGATATCAGAGATACCTTCGATGTCCCGGATACGCTGACGCAACGTCTTGTTCGCGTAGTAGCCGCTAACATCTCGGTCCAGGTATTGAGCCCAGTTCAACGAAACATAAAGACGCCACGGACCGTAATTGAAGTGCTGACGACTTGCCAGCTGCATCGCCAACAGATCCGAAATCGTGTTGGCAGGAGTCCAACCCCCACCAGTCGGATTCGTCATCGAGTACGCGATACGGTTCGGGTAGTTGGTCAACCCGTAAACGCTATCATTACCCGAAGAGAAACTGATAGTACCGATTGCCAACTGCTCAGCGATTTCAGCCACCCGGCGAGAAGACAGCTCTGCAGTCACCACATCCAAAGGTTGGCCACCCCGACGCGAGGTTTCAAGCTCACGAATGTTGTAGCTAAAATCCTTGTGAATGATAGGAATCGGCAGATTGACCAGGCTGAAGGTCGGCCGATCCCGTTCAGACTTACGAACACCATCAAGAGAGATGGTAGCTTCGGTAACGTCCGACTGCTGTTGATACTGAATGGTCGTGACGCCCATCGGATTGGGCAGATTGTACGGCACTTGTTGGAGCAGATCGGCCACCAGCTTCAAGCGTGGCTTGGCAGCTTTTATGATCGTCTTATCCAGAAGTTCCCATTCGAGCTTTCGAAGGGTTCCATCATTGTCGATGAACGTCTTCACTTCACCGTTAACGATTCGATCGTGATAAGATCGACCGTTATCAGTAATGTAAGGACGTAGGCAATTATGGTCAAAACCTGCATTGAGCAGCTTTTTCGCAACCGCCTGTCCGAAAGCACCACCACCGGCCAAAATGGAATTGGCGTTGGTGATCTGTGCAGGACTCGTGTCTAAATTAGTCGGCATTTACAAATCTCCCTTTTGTTTGAAAGTTATATTGATTACGCAGTGGTTGCAGCAACGCGGCGAGCTTTCACCCACACGATCGAGCCACCAGCGGAATTATCCTTGGCTTCTTCAGCGAGGAAGAAGACCTTACCGGTAGAAACTTCCTTTCGGAAGGTACCATCGCCAGCCGAAGAGAGCGGGTCGTTGTACGCGATTGCAGCAGCACCGGCAGCAACTGCCAGGTAGCACCAATCCCCCGTTTCCGGCATCACAAAACGGCAGCGTTCGCCAACGGCGTAAGAGTCGTTGATTATCTTACCGTAAATACTGTTTTCGATTGCAATGCACACTTCACCAGCACCGCCCGCAGTGCTGTGAACGGCAACGTTGCCGACAGTACCGACACCAGCACCACTCGTACGCTTGATCAACATTCCAGGTTTGAGCAGAAACAGTTACCATGCCTTCATCGTAATGTTCGCCAATCTCGCCCTTAAGAACGATCGTATTCGGATTCGCCATTTTATAAACCCCTTGATGTCAAAAGTTCAATTACTTGGAAAACCAATCAGCCATTTCATCCTTCTTTGCATTCAGGAGAGTGGCTTCTTTGTTGTCGATCGGAGCAACCGGGAAACCCATTCCAGTGGCAGCACCACTGTACTGGCCTTGCATGATGCTCAAAGGATTGTTGTTTGCTACAGCAGTAGACTTGGCCAAGTTTGCGATAGCCTTAAGCTGATCGGCCTTGAAACCATCAAGTTGTTCCTTGGTAAACGTGTTGTTTGCGTTTGCAAGGATTTGATCAATCAACGCCTTCTTGTTTTCGAGATAAGTAGTCTTCATCTCATTCAAGATGCTTTGACTTTCCGGATCGAGAGTAGGGATCATGTCGTTCAGGGTATGAGTCTTGACAGGTACAGGAGTTACCGGCGTTTTTTCTTCCTTGTTAACCACCGGAGTTTCCGTTGTTTCTTTTGCCGTGGTAAGCACGGCAGTGATTTTAGGGAGCAGCTGATGAGGAGCATTCATCAGAGTCTCCCGGTCCTCTTCGGTAAACTTACCAGTGCCGATCATCTGATTGACGATCTTAGTCTTTTCTTCATTCGTCATCGCTTTATCCTTAGTAGTTACAGGTTCATAAGATACAGTTTGTTTTACTTGTACCGCTTCTCCTGACAAAGAAACACCAGAAGATTCGGTTTTGTAACTGATCTTATATAATTTACCGTCCTCATTTCGGAAAACAACATTGGATTGGAATATTTCATAAAGATATCCATTCCAATATTTGCCCGGCTGTCCGTACTTAGAACTGAGTAAAGAATTTAATCCAGTAGCAATTACATCAAATGATAAATCACTACCGTTATAAATTCCCTTGATTCTAGACAGAACTTCGGACACTGCTTTGTTCAAAGCCTGCGAATGCCCTTGGGGGAGCTGACCTTTGTTGACCAAGAGTCCCGCTCCATCCTTCAGACTGCACGCCCCAATCTGATCAGGCAGGATTGCCAAATGATCAGGTTCAAAATTTGTTACAATAAAATCATATTTTTCAGAATTCCAAATGCCAGAGGTTTCGATAACCGTGGCATCCAGGCCAGTGGAGACTTCCATTGGACTGTTGTTTTGGAGTGCCTCATAAATACGATTGTCGATTTGCTTGACTCGCGATTCCACAAACCAAGCTTCAGTATCCAGATACTTCCCGTTTTCTGTTGCTTTGGTGTTCAACAGAATGCCGATCTTAGAAGCGTTGAGAACACCTGCAGAAGATCGAGCTGAAATGTATTTTCCGCTTGAATCTTGTGGATGTCCAACCATGATCGGCATGTGGTTCCATACCGAAGGCTTTGCAGCGATCTCTTCCTTGCTGTAGTAGCCCGGACCAGCAGATCCATTATGCACGCCTTCCACCAACATCCGGCACGGAGCTACCAGGCAGGCTTGCCCTTCCAGGTATTCCGTTCGTACTTTGCTTTGACTTTCAAGACGCAAAGTATAATTAACAAATTTCTTTGACATAATTAGATCCTAAATATCCGAGAGGTTTTTAATTCTCTCGGATATTGTAGCAGGTAGATTTACATCTTGCAAAGATCAAGCAATTCGGGAGAAACCGCAGAAAGATTATCAACGTTTGCTTGAGTCATCGGGTGAATTGAAGTTGCAACAATTCCCTTTGAGAACAACATGTTCCACAAGCTATCTTCCAGTTCAGGCAAGAACTTGATAACTTGATTCAAAATAACTCGTGCGTAGATCGGAAGGTTTCCGGCATTCACAAGTTTTTGAAGAAGTTCTTGGGTGTAACTCTTCAGCTCGGCAGGAGCTGCCAAAGCAGAAGCGGGAACATCACTGACACCACCATTGGCAGCAATCACCGTGCGTCCAGGAATGAAATCCAGAACTGCTCGCAGCAAGGCTCCCAGATACTGACTGCCCAGTTTGGAAACCAAAGCTTCAA